TTCATCCATAGGAGCAACGAAGGAAGCACGCGCACGCTCTTGCTTCTCTTGATCCTTTCTTTTTATTTCAAAACCAAAAAAGTCGGCCAATGTAATATCCTCTCATAATAGCAGAGGAGAATAATCCCCTCTGCTTATATTTATAGGTGTTATGAAGTAGTATCTGATTCCCAATATTGAACTTGTAGCTCAACAGTGAACTCTTCGATAACATTTTCTGAATCGTACGATACGTCGATTGCTGCAATGTTAGTCGGGAAAGTCCCACGGAAATCATAACGCTTCACAGTTTCACCTGCTTTGTTTAACTGTTCTACAATCATGTCGGCTTGGTAGTCGACTGGGTTTGTTAGACCAGTATTTGCATTATGCTGATTAATACCATTCATCCAACGTTCGAAAGCATTACGCGTTTCCATTTGAACATCATTGATGATTGTCACTGACCAAGGTTCGAATGTACGATCGCCTGCAATTTGCAATTGACGTCCACGGAACGGAATAGTAATTGGTGCAATGATCGAAGCAGGAAGCTGAGCAGCTTTACACATGAATGATGCAAGCTCAACATTTGCTCCGGCATAACCAGGAAAGTTAAGTGTGGCTTTAAACAAGTTAGCACGGGCACCGCCACCTGTCAACTTGGATTTAAAGTCATCTACGCCTAAAATAGCCATATTTTATGTCTCCTTACTGACCGATGATCTCAGAGAATTCAACGCCGGTTCGTGTGGCAATGAAGTTCAATGTGATAAAGTTAATCGACCTAGCTGGCTTGATATAGATATCAGCCACGAAACGGTTACCGTCAATAACTTCGCCAGTATTATTAGTTGCGTCACAAATGACAGCAAAGTCTGTAATACCTCGGCGACCTTTTACATCTCGTAAGAACGGTTCAACTAGGTTGCGGAATTGTGCTCGTGTAAACTCATCGTTGAATTCAAACAATTGGAATTTAGCAGCTGTTGCAACAGCTTTTTCCAATGTGATGAACAACCTACGCACATTGATACGATCAAATGCACTTGGTTTTGATTGAGCAGTCTTGTCGCCAAACAATACGATACCTTCACCTGGGAAGCTAACGATTGGGTTGACTCGAGCTTTATATAGATCGTCACGTGCTGCTTTCTTAGGATTAAAAGCAATCTTAGTTACACCAAGGATTTGACCTCGTGTAAAACCAGCAGGTGAGAACCATGCGTCAGCTACATTGTCTGTGTTTGCACATAGACCAGCAACTGCACCTGATGCGACAATCCAACGATATACGTCATTGTATTTATCGTATACATACAACGCTGTTGAATCGATTACAGCGTAAGAAGATGAAGTCAATGCGTCAGCCCAGGCTTTTACGTCCGTAGCAGCTGTTGCGTTATTGACTGTTTCTGCAACTGCAGGGGAAACAAACGCTACACAGTCTTTTCGACCTTCAGCGATTGCAATCATATAGTTAGCCATAGTCACATCATCTGCAGCTGCAGTTTCAGGACCAATTAATAGGTTAACATCAATTGTTTCGGCATCATCAAATAAGTCATAGGCTGTTGATAGTTCGCCAACAGTAGCAGCATTATCATCTGTACCACCAGAAAGTGAAACAGAAAGCGCTGTTGAACCTGTAACGAAAGCAGCACCAGCTGCACCATTAATTGTAGAACCGGCATCTGTAAGCGCAGATGCATGTGCTCCCCAACGAACATATGCAGATTGATTATTGATTACGTTTGCGTAGTAATTATCTGTACCGTCATCAGCTTTAGCATTAGATGCCTGAGATACGAATGCAAATGTTTCAAGTACAGTACCAGCTGTGCCTGTCCATGCACCATCTTGGTCAACTACCGCAATGTGCATTTCATCTGCTGTATCTCCACTGTTATTAGTAGAGAAAGTCGATGTACCAGGAACTGAGTCAAAGCTACCTGCATATGCCCAACCAGCAAAAGCCGTCGCGTCTGCAGGACAAACTGACACTTGCAATGAGTTACCTAATAGTCCAGGAAAACGAGCGATAAATGTGTCTGTAGCACCAGGTGTTACAGTATCATAATGGTCGTCATTTTTTACTAGAATACCAGTACCAGAAGCAGTAGCGTTTAAGTTACCAGTTGCTGCACGTACTACGCGCAGTGAGTTACCATACTGCAAAAACTGTGCAGCCGGGTAAAAATATTTGTAGGTGTTACCGTCAGGTTTTCCGAACTTATTAACTAATTGTTGTTCTGAGCCTACCGTGGTAATCTCTTCAACCGGGCCCCACTGGAATGCACCAGCGATAGCTCCAATTGACGTAGATACGGCAGGAACAACATTAGTCAAGTCAACTTCTTTAACCTGCACACCAGGTGAGACTTGGAATGCCATGTATTTCCCCTTCATTGAGAATTAATAAGTTTTCATAATACGATGTTTTTCACTACTATTATTTATAAATAATAGGATTTAGAAGAATGTCTCTTTCTGGACGAACCATGTGTCTCCACCTATCCGTTCAGTTTCAGGTTCATCTTCTACACCATCGTCGAATACTCCAAACGGAACTAAGTCATCTTCAATTAACTTTTGCTGCTCTGCATAAAGCATATTTTTCATATCAATATCTGTCATTTCACCGAAGAATGGCGTAACAGCAAACCAGCCAAATAGAACTAGATTCATCATAAGATCATCATGATTATTATCTGATGCTTCATAAGAAGAACCCTTAGAGACAAACGTTGACATTTCTATGATTGTATCTTGGTCGACAATATTAATCTTGTTTTGTTCTACAAGATCTTTAATATTAGAACAACCAATTCGCTTGACTTTACGGGTCATTGTTACACCAATTGAATTGGCTTTAATCATAGATTCAACAAACACATTTTCATATTCTAAATCATAATATAATCCATTACATACAACTGATCCTTGATCATTTGATTCTATAACAACATGAGCATCATTATAAGTCTTAGCGTATTTATATATAATGTCTGGCAGAAGCAATGGTGAGATCATATTATCTCTATATACTGCTACCTGTTGAAATGGTTGTGTAGATACATCTATTATATTAAAAGTTGAATAGTCCATACCTCTACCCTTTGCCACATCGACAAAGCACATATAGTTATGATTCTCTTCTGGTTTAACATATACCTTTACATTATTTTGCGTAAAGATAGGATTCTGTGCCTTTAGCGCAAGTAGTGTATCTCCTGATATCAGAGTATTGCCAGTGCCGTGGAAGGTATTACCAAATTCTTGGTTAAACTGTAACTCTGATGTATTTGCAATTGTTTGTTTCTTCCAGTCCTCATCACGGCCTGGAACATCCCACCAATCAACTCTAAATGGTTTAAATTCATTTGTGCTTTGTACAGCACCTTCCCATAGCTTATGGTAGATATTACCTAAACCATTTGCTGTAGAAGTAATAATTACTTTTGTGGATTTACCTGACGACACAACAGGGTATGTTGAAGTGTAAAACTCTGCGGCATTTTCAACGAAAGCAAACTCGTCGAGGAATAGGAGATTGACAGACATGCCTCGTATGGACGATCCTGAAGTAGCAGCAGCGATGATACGGCTATTATTAGAAAACTCAATGGAACCCTTATTTAATGCTTTACACCCAGGTTGTAGAAAGAACGGTAGGTTCTCAAGCATTAATGTAATACGAGCCAGCATCTCACGTGCAGTTGCACCTTTGTTTGCTAGGATCGCAATAGTCTGTTCTGGATGAAACAGAGCATACCATAGTAAATATCCCACCGATGAGATAGACTTACCTGACTGACGACAGGCAAGCACAATTGAAAATCTGTTATCATTAAAATGATTAAACATCTTTTCTTGATATGGATACAAAGCGAATGGAACGAGCCCATGATCAAGATGCACGACTTTTAGATAGGTTGAAGCAAAATATACTGGATCTCGTAGACACCGGGTATATTCTGTAACCTGATCTTGTGTCCACGATTCCTGTACACCATCTCTTTTAACGTTTGGATTACCTAAGTATCCAAGCTCGTTATTCTTTAGAGTCGCCATCAATTACTTTCATTTTATCTAATAGTTTGCGTTGAAGATCTGAGGTAGATCCAACAAACACGTTATTTTGTGTCATGCCACCAGGTAACATAGGTGAATCTTTGTCTACTTTTTCGACCTCTTTCTTCTTCTTTTGCAATTCCATTAGGCGATCTGCAATCTCTGCATTCTGCTTCATCATATTAGATAGTACTTCAAAGGCTCTAGGATGCTCAGAATCTCGTGCTAGTTCAAGCATAAGTTCTATAGCTTCATCACCTTTCTCAGATAGATTATAATATTTAGACCTAGCATAAGCATAATCATCTTTTATATCAGTCATTAACTAATCCAACCGTCCCAAGACTCGACTAAAGAATCAACATCAGCGGTAATATTTGAAGTTCCGCCGCTTATTACATCATCTTTATTAAATATTCCACTAACACCTCTTGCCGTTAATTTATTATCAGATATACTAATAACAACACCGGTAGCTCCAGAATTATTTCCAGAAATTGTTTCACCAATAGTAAATACATCACCATCCTGAGGCGCAGTAATATTTGACATTGTGATGATTATTCTATCTGGTGTATCTGGCTGAAATAGTGTTTCAACTACGCTATAATAATCTGTTTCTTTAGCGCTAAACGGATTAACAACTGCTGCTTGTCTTTGC